TACTTACTTGAAATACCACCACCATAAGTATTAGTTATGTACGGTCCCTGAAGCACCTGTATAGCTTGGTTTGTGACACTTCCAGAACTGTTTGCGATTGGCGATGCAGTAGCACTCACCCCACCAACGGTCTCTGCCATGGTAGGTAAAGAGTTCATACCGAGTACTGCTGCAATTACTGTTGGAATATACTTGTTGTATCGGTTACGCTTGTTATTGTTGTCGTTCTTTGTATCACAGTGTGATTCTGAAGACCAGCTCCAGAATAACTTTCTACCAGAGAAAAGCTTGCTCCTGGTGTCGTCATTGTGACTGCTGGTTTTGTTGATAAATCTAAGTTTGTCCATGTTGAATTCACACCGTTAACGGTATTAGTTGATGTCGAAGTATCGGGTGGTGTCAACCCATCTGGGTCGTTGACTGTTACCCCGTGGCCAGAAATTGAATAGGTAAATCCAGTGGAGTAGTCCATGCTATTTATGGTCTCCACCACGGTACTAGTAGTTTCTGTATGGCTAGTCATCGAGCCCTGGGTGAAATTAGGCACCACAGGGACAGCTTGGGCAACTGGCACATTCACAAGGGCAGTAGCACCCACAATCAGGACAAGTATCTTCTTCATTACACATAGTATCCTACTTTATGGTAAGTTCTGACACAAATTGTCCAGTAGCTGAAGTTCCAGCTCCACCTGCTGTAATCGTAGTCACACCAGCGGATGTGATAGTACCAGCTAGTGTACCTGCTACTCCTCCAGAGGTCGTAGTAGTACTACCAAGTAATGGTAATGCAGCAACAACTCCTCCAGAAACGCTAGAAGATGCAGTTACATCGTCCCCTTCAATAAAGGTTTCCGACATACTGAATGCTGACCCTACAGTATTTAATTCTAGTGCTGAAGATGTATAACCAACTGCAGTACCTGAACTTAACGTGCCTAGTCCACCAAAGGATCCACCATCGCTTACTTTCAAATTATTTCCACTAACGGTATAACTTGATCCTATACGACTGGCCTGACTTGCAGCCGAATCCACGCTCAATTGTACACTAGAACTCATTTTATGAACTATCTCTGCTGATGCAGGAGATATCATCAAAAACATACCAACTAACAATGCTTTTTTGATCATGTTAACAAATGTTTCTTGTTTTATTTATACCATAAAAGGATTAAAAAGGTATTAATACGGATAGTACTACTGTCGATGTTACGGTTGATACAGTAACAGTACTATAAATAATGTTGATTGCCTTCGGGGATCATTAAACTTAACACTCGCTTTCTAAGGAGAATTATGAACATACAAAGATATCACTCTGCTGATCTTCCAACATTAATGGAGAAGATCCATAAGAACAGCATAGGATTAGACAATTATTTGGAATCCTTTTTCGACTTCCCAAGTCAAACTAACTATCCTCCATATAATCTTATTCAAATAAACAATCACGAATCTAGATTAGAAGTAGCATTGGCAGGATTTAAAAAAGAAGAAGTTAATGTCTATACAGAACATGGGAAACTATACGTAGAAGGAAAGAAAAAAGATAAGAAAGAAGAAACAGATCAATACTTCCATCAAGGACTAGCACAAAGAGATTTCCAAAGAGCATGGACACTTGCTGATGATACTGAAATCAAAAACGCTAACCTAGAAGACGGACTACTTACCATTGACTTAGCTAAGGTTGTACCTGAGCATCATGCTCGTAAAGTTTACATCTAAATAGAGTGTCTGTATTTTTATTATGGCTATAAAAGTTGTTAAATTAAAGTCAAATGAGGATATAATTGCTGACATACAAGAAGTCCAAGACAAAGAAACTGGTGTACGTCAAGCATTTATCCTCACTCATGCATATAATATTGCTATTGAAAAAGAATTAGTACCAGAGACAGAGGAGAGAAACCAAATGTACAATGGTAGGATTCTTTTAGAGAAATGGCAACCTCTTACCTATGACGAAGAGATTGCTATTAACCCTGACTGGGTTGTATCTATTGTTGAACCTATTCTTTCAGTACTGGAAGCATATGGTCATACCATGAAACCACAGGAAGAAGGTAAAGCAACCTTTGGTACTGATATACCTATGGAAACTAATCTGAGCATTACAGACAAGATAAATAACTAAAAAGTAATACTTCAGTGAAGTCCTTCAACGATCTCAGGTTGACCCTGATGTATCATGAAGATCTCAATCCAAAGTTCTGGAATGGATTAGTATTGAGATCTGAAGTTCGAGATAAATTACTCGAAATCGGATACAGATGGGCAGAATTTGCCAAGATCCCCCAAAATGCAATCCAAGATATTATACTTGTAGGTGGTAATGCTAACTACAACTATACTGAGTACTCAGATCTTGATGTGCATCTCGTGGTGGATAAGGATGAGATAGCTGATTGCTGTCAAACAGATTTGTTGGATGATTATCTAAGAGATAAGAAAAGATTGTGGGCACTAACACATGATGTGACCATATATGGTCAACCAGTAGAGTTATATGCACAAGATATTAGAGATCCAGTACCTAGAAATCAAGGAACTTTCTCAATAACTAACCAGAGGTGGGTTCAAGAACCACGTAAACAGTACGTAGATTTTACCGACCCCTTGCTAAAACAGAAAGTTCGTGATATGATGGATAGTATTGATGATCTAATAGATACTCAAGCAGATGATACTGACGTTCTTAACAAACTAAAAGATAAGATCAGACGTATGAGAGGATCTGCAATTCAAAGAGGTGGAGAGTTCGCTCTAGAGAACCTAGTGTTCAAAGAGTTACGAAATCGTGGATACCTTGACAAACTTTCAAAATACATTAGAACTATAGAGGATCGTAATTTATCGCTATGACCGTTAAAGTTATCTTGATGAAATCAGGTGAAGATGTTATTAGTGATGCAAGAGAAATCACTGATAGAGATGAGAAAGGCATTGTTGCTTATCATCTAAAGCATCCATATGTGATGCAACTTCAAACTAAAGAAGTTGAATCACCAGAACTTTTAGTTGAGGGAGATAATCCTTCACCTCAAACAAAGTTCCAAGTTTCATACACACATTGGGCACCCATGTCCCAACAACAGGAATTTGTTATACCATCTGATTGGGTAGTAACAATCTATGAACCTGTTGAAAAGATCAAACAGGATTACATGAAGAAACACAACATTACTGAGGACAGTGAAGATGGAAACGATCAAACTCCTACTACTTAAGAATGGATGCTATGTCATCTCTTATATACAGGAGATGGAAATGGAACCATCATGTTTCCTTGCTGACCCAATGGAAATTATAGATGGTGAGTTTAAACCATTCCCAAAATATAGCGGTCAAAGAAACGTCTTGCTTTATTCTGATTTTATTGCTACAATAGTAGACCCTGATCCAGAACTTCTGGAAAAGTACAAATTGACAGTCCCACCACAAGATGATGAAGAAGAAGTCCCAGAGACATCTGAATTTTTATAGTAACGTATATCTCTCAGGAGATAAAATACATTATATTGGTTATGAAAATGGCGAACGTGTACAATACAAAGAGAGTTTCTCTCCAGTTTTGTATGCTAGATGTAATGAGAAGACAGAGTATAAAACTCTAGAAGGTCATTACGTCAAAGAGTTGCCATTTTCTAGTGTCAATGATGCAAGACAGTTTATTGATGAGTATAAGTATGTTGATAATTTTAAAATATATGGTAACGATAGATTCTTATATCAGTATATAAGTTCTAAGTTTCCAGAAGAACAGATGCCATATGATTCCTCACAGTTGAGGATCTATACAGTTGACATCGAAACAACCTCTGAGAATGGTTTCCCAAATGTTGCCGAGACCTCAGAGGAAATTTTGTGTCTATCTGTAAAAGATTTTACTACTAAGAAAGTTATTACATGGGGAACAAGAGAGTTTACTCCTAAAGATACTGAGTATCGTCTCTTCTGGAAAGAAGAAGATATGTTTAAAGATTTCCTAGCATGGTGGGCAGAGAACACTCCAGACATTGTTACAGGATGGAATGTAAAACTGTTTGACATACCATATATCTGTAGAAGAATAGAAAGAATATTATCTACTAAACATCAGAAATCCTTGTCTCCATGGAACAAAGTATTTGAAAAAGAGATAGAGATAAGGGGTAGGAATCATATATACTATGATATTATTGGTCTAAGTGTCTTAGATTATCTTGATCTTTATCAGAAATTTACATATAAAGCACAAGAATCTTACAGGTTAGATTACATAGCACAACAAGAGTTAGGTCAGAAGAAACTTGACCACTCAGAGTACGATACTTTCAAAGAATTTTATACTAACGATTGGCAGAAGTTTGTAGAATATAATATAGTTGACGTTGAACTTGTTGACCAATTGGAAGACAAGATGAAACTAATTGAACTTGCATTAACTATGGCATATGATGCTAAAGTTAATTACAATGATGTATATTCACAAGTTAGAACTTGGGATAGTATTATATACAACTTCCTTAAGAAAAAAGGTATAGTAATTCCACCAGTAGAAAGGTCAGATAAAAACACTCAGTATGCAGGTGCATATGTAAAGGAACCAAAACCAGGATTATATGATTGGGTAGTTAACTTCGATTTAAATTCACTATACCCACATCTTATAATGCAGTACAATATCTCACCTGAGACATTGATGCCCAATAGACATTCATCAGCAACAGTAGATAGAATATTAGACAAAGAAATAGATTTTAGTGACTTAGATAATACAACAGTATGTGCTAATGGTGCTTTGTATGACACCACACAAAAAGGATTCTTGCCAGAACTCATGCAAAAATATTATGATGAGCGTGTCATTTTTAAAAAGAAAATGATCAAGGCAAAACAACAGTATGAAAAGAATCCATCAGTTGAATTAGAAAAAGAAATCACTCGTTGTAATAATATTCAAATGGCAAAGAAGATATCTCTTAACTCTGCTTATGGTGCTATCGGCAATCAGTACTTCCGGTATTATAAATTAGAAAACGCGGAAGCAATTACTTTATCTGGTCAGGTTTCTATTCGTTGGATAGAGAACCGCATGAACTCTTATCTAAACAAAATACTAAAAACGGAGGATGTTGATTATGTTATTGCAAGTGATACTGATAGTATCTATCTCAATCTGGGTGATTTGGTCGATAGGGTATACGAAGGCAGAGAAAAGGATGCTGCGAGCATTGTGTCGTTCCTTAATAAGGTGTGTGAGGTGGAATTTGAAAAGTATATTGAGAGTTCTTACCAAACGTTGGCCTCGTACGTAAATGCCTATGATCAAAAGATGTTTATGAAGAGAGAGAACATCGCAGATCGTGGTATCTGGACAGCAAAGAAAAGATATATTTTAAACGTATGGGATAGTGAGGGAGTTCGATATGCAGATGCAAAGTTAAAAATTATGGGTATCGAAGCAGTGAAGTCGTCAACACCCGCACCTTGTCGCACAATGATTAAGGAAGGATTGAAAGTGATGATGAGTGGTACTGAAGATGAGATGATAGATTATATTGATAGTTGTCGAACTAAATTTAAATCATTATCTCCAGAAGAAATATCATTTCCTCGCACTGCATCAAATGTAGTTAAGTATAAAGGAACGAATAACATATATGAGAAGGGAACACCGATGCATGTTCGTGGTGCTCTCCTATATAATTTTTACGTTAAAGAGAATAAACTCGATAAGAAGTATGCATACATTCAGAATGGTGAGAAGATCAAGTTCTGTTATCTAAAGAATCCAAATCCGATTCGTGAGAACGTAATGTCATTCATTCAAGATTTTCCAAAGGAACTTAATCTTGAAAAGTTTATTGATTATGATACTCAGTTTGATAAAGCATTTCTTGATCCAATGAAAGCTGTATTGAATGCAATTGGTTGGTCAGATGAGAAGAAGATTACTTTAGAAAGTTTTTTTTCTTGATTGCCAAAAATAGAATATGATGTTATAATGTGTATACTTAAACTTTTATCATGGATTTACCTATCAACAACGAAGAATTGAAAGAGTTGATGGATGCTTTGAATGAATCAAATCACCCAGATGCAATGAAAAGGCAATTTAGAAATGAGTTGCATAGAAAGTTAAGATTAACTAAATTCTTGATTGAAGAAGGATATCCACATAAGAAAGTTCTCCGAGAAGTATTCGACATTGTAGCATAGTATGGATTTTTTAAAAGAAATAGTAAAAGAGATAGGTGATGACTACACCCAAATTGCCTCCGAAATCGACGAAAACGAAAGATTCATCGACACAGGATCATACATCTTTAATGCAGTGGTTAGCGGTTCCATTTATGGTGGCGTTTCTAGTAATAAGATCACTGCCATCGCTGGCGAAAGCTCTACTGGAAAGACTTATTTTTCCTTGGCTGTTGTCAAAAACTTTTTGGACACTAACCCTGATGGGTATTGTCTCTATTTTGACACTGAAGCAGCCGTCAATAAAGGATTATTGGAGTCTCGTGGAGTTGATACGACACGGTTGGTTGTTGTAAATGTAGTTACTATAGAAGAGTTTAGAAGTAAGGCACTTAGAGCAATAGACATATACTTAAAAAAAGATGAAGAAGATCGTAAACCTTGTATGTTTGTGCTAGACTCTCTAGGTATGCTTTCTACAGAGAAAGAAATCACAGATGCACTGAATGATAAACAAGTGAGAGATATGACTAAATCTCAACTTGTAAAAGGTGCGTTTAGAATGTTAACACTTAAATTAGGTCAAGCAAATGTCCCACTCATTGTCACAAATCACACGTATGATGTCATCGGAGCTTATGTTCCAACTAAAGAAATGGGAGGAGGTAGCGGACTCAAGTACGCAGCAAGTACAATCGTTTATCTCAGCAAAAAGAAAGAGAAGGATGGTAAGGAAGTCATCGGAAATATTATCAAAGCAAAGACTCATAAATCACGTTTAACAAAAGAAAATCGTCAAGTTGAAGTTCGTCTATACTATGATGAACGTGGACTTGATAAGTATTATGGATTACTTGAGTTAGGTGAGATTGGTGGTATGTGGAAGAATGTCGCAGGACGTTATGAAATAAATGGTAAGAAACTTTACGCTAAACAGATTCTTGCTAATACTGAAGAATATTTTACAGAAGAAGTAATGCAAAAACTTGATACTATCGCAAAAGAATACTTCTCATATGGAACGAATTGAAACAACGGTTCTTCGGAATCTAATTTATAATGAAGAGTTCTCAAGAAAGGTAATACCTTTTATTGAACCTGATTACTTTGAACAGAGATCTGAAAAGGTTGTCTTTGAAGAGATAACTAAATTTATTGTAAAGTATGGTTCAGCAATAACCATAGAAGCATTAAATATAGAAACTGATAATCGAACAGATCTTACAGAGGCAGAAGTAAAAGAAGTTAGAGATATTAATAATTCCTTAAAAGATACACCTGCAGATTACCAATGGTTGATGGATACCACTGAGAAGTGGTGTCGTGATCGTGCTATATACTTAGCATTAATGGAATCTATTTCGTTAGCAGATGGACAAGATGACGCTAAAGGAAGGGATGCTATTCCTACTATTCTCTCTGATGCTCTGGCTGTTTCTTTCGATAATCATATAGGGCATGATTACTTAGAAGACTACGAGGAAAGATATGAATTATATCACAAAAAGGAAGATAAAATCCAATTTGACCTCGAATTTTTCAACAAGATTACAAAGGGTGGGATTCCAAATAAAACACTCAATATTGCTCTCGCTGGCACTGGTGTTGGTAAGTCTTTGTTTATGTGTCATGTCGCAAGCAGTGTGCTACTCCAAAACAAGAACGTATTATACATCACGCTTGAGATGGCTGAGGAGAAAATTGCTGAAAGAATTGATGCTAATCTTCTAAATATCCCTATACAAGATATTACTGATTTACCTAAATCTATGTTTGATAGTAAGGTAGTATCATTATCAAAGAAAACTCAAGGTAATCTTATTATTAAGGAATATCCTACAGCATCAGCACATAGTGGTCACTTTAAGGCACTACTCAATGAACTATCATTGAAAAAATCTTTTAAACCTGATATAATATTCATAGATTACTTAAATATATGTGCGTCATCACGTTACAGGGCAGGATCAAATGTTAACTCGTATTCCTATATTAAGGCGATTGCTGAAGAGCTCAGGGGTCTTGCAGTTGAAGCTAATGTACCTATCGTCTCCGCTACTCAGACGACTCGTTCTGGCTATGGTAGTAGTGATGTCGATCTTACTGATACAAGTGAATCCTTTGGTCTCCCAGCCACTGCTGATCTTATGTTTGCTCTTATATCTACTGAGGAACTGGAGACGTTAAACCAGATAATGGTCAAGCAATTAAAGAATAGATATAATGATCCAACTATCTACAAGCGATTTGTGATAGGTATTGATCGTGCTAAGATGAGACTATATGACTGTGAACAGAAAGCACAAGATGATATTGTTGACAGCGGAAGCGAAGAAGAGTATAATAAAGAGGATAAAGCACCTAAAAAGTCTTTTGCTGAATTCAATTTTTAATTATGTCTGGAGATTACGAAACACACAAAAACCAACAACCTCATGTGAGTTATGCAGGAAACAAAGTTGACTTGGATAAGTATGCTTTATTCGTGGATGGTGTCACATCCGATCCCAGTAAAGATTATCAATCTTTCCTTGAGAGTCTTAGTACCCTTGACGGAGAGGGTTCCAATATTCACAGGCTTCTTACTGCTGCTGTTGGGATTAGTGCTGAAGGTGGTGAATTTATGGAGATTGTTAAGAAAATGGTTTTCCAAGGTAAACCTTGGAATCATGATAATCGTGAGCATCTTGTTATTGAGTTGGGTGATGTGATGTGGTATGTAATGCAAGCATGTGCGGCATTGAACGTAACACTAGACGAAGTGATAGAAGGTAATGTAGAAAAATTAAAGAAAAGATATCCTGGTGGAGACTTTGATGTGCACTATTCAGAGAATCGTGCAGCAGACGATAGATAAATAGTCAAAAAAGATGGCAGGTCAAAAAGGTTTCCTGTACGAAGCAGCGATACATAGAAAGTTAAAGAATAAAGGTATAGTGCCTCTTGGATTTCAACCTGCAGCGACAGATCCTAACAAACCTGATGGAAAATTTATTTACGATGGGAGAACTTATAATTTAGAGGT